TCTGAAGACTCAACAGAAATATCCACTTCATCGTGAATTTGTATATGTGGTATTATACCATTTTCATACAATGCAACCATACTTTTTTTAGTCATGTCTGCCGCAGATCCTTGTATTAATTTATTTAAAGCTTTGTATGTAAATGCACGTTTCAAAGGCTCATCATATTCTTTTCGCGCTTGTTCTAATGGTAATGGTTTAAACACACCAAATTGTACTGGCTGCCATAAATCAAAATGACACGCTCTGCCTAATAAAGTTCTAATCTTACCACGATCATTTGCTTTACGAGAAACATTATCCATTAATTGTTTTACAAAAGGCGCTTTAGAATGATACTGTCTAATTAATTTTTCTGCAGATTCTTTCATCAAACCTAGTTCTGCCATTAATTTATTTTTACCCATACCATACATTAAACCAAGATTAATTGTCTTAGCTTGCTTACGTTCTATACCTGCCATGTCCGCAACAACCTGGTGAAAGTCTGCATCGCCTTGATTATACGCATCTACAATTTCATCTACACCAGTTAAGTTTTGTAGTTTTGCATAGTGAACTAAAATTCTTGGTTCTTGTTGTGAATAATCAAAAGAACCCCACTTTGTATTTTCTTCCGGAATAAATATAGATCTAATCATTGGTCCAAGTTCTGGGTGTCTTGCAGGAATTTGTTGTAAATTTGGATTGCTCATTGAAAACCTACCAGTCACAGTTCCACCTGAATCAGATCGTATTTGATTTATGTCAGCGTGTATTCTACCATTAACTTCATGTTTAGTTATTGAGTCTATAAATGTGCTGTGTGCTTTATTTATTTCTCTTGCTTCAGCAATTGCTTTTGGTAATTCATGTGGATGGTTTTGTAAAAAGTTTTTTGTAAAACTTGGTTCTTTACTTTTTTCAGTTCTGTCATATGGAAGTTTTAATTTATCAAATGCTTTTGCAATACTACGAGCTGCCATGATTTCTACATCAACTCCTGTTAAAGCTTTGATTTTATTGATTAATTTTTGTTCTCGAGTTATTAAATTTTTTTTAATTAATTCTGCTTTTTCTAAATCTACACGTACTCCTTTAAATCTCATTTTAACCAAACAAGGAAATAATTTTGTTTCAAGATTAAATATATCCCATAACTCTTCTTGATATAATTCTGTTTCTAATCTTTTCCAAAGTTTTAATGTAGATTCAGCATCTCGTTCAGCATATTGTCCAACAAACATTGCAGGTAATCTCCACAAATCTTTTTTAGCATTAACTCCATATTCTTTTGCTGCTGCATTAAGAATGCTTTCATCTTTACCCATACCTACATAATGTTTTGCCAGTGTGTTTAATTGATAAGACAATCTATTCTCATCAATTAAAGACGCTGCTATCATAGTATCTACTATTTTACCTTTGATGGTTAGACCTGATGACCTTAACCAACAAATATCATACATGGCATTATGAAATATAAATGTAGTGTCCTCTTGATTAAACATGTCCTGGAGCCAAGATAAGACTAATTTTTTGTCCATATTTCCTCCAGACTCATGATGTATAGGAAAATACCCTGACCACCCCTCTACGGCCACCGCAACGCCAGCAATGTGCCCTTTTCCAACAACATTACCAGACCCTAATTCTTTTAAATCTGGGTCATTAGTTTCTAAATCGATTGCTATTTCTTTGGCGCCTCGTAAATCTTTTAATTCATCTGGCATGACCCACTCTGTCTCTGGTGTGAACAGAGGTATTTGCGTGCTTCTCACTTATAATCCCTTTCAATTATCATCTCAATAAAATGTATTGCTTTGAGTAAATCTTCTTTACCATTTTTATCTTGATGTCTAATTATATATTTTATAGCACATCCTTCAGGATATAAAAGTTTATTTTCAACCACAAATTTACTAGGCTGTATGACATATTTTTGGTAGTGATTCCCACCATGTTGCTTGTCCCATACTTTACTCATAATATATAAGCCCGATCAAAATCTCTTGGATCTAAGACATGCAATTCACGTTTCGCTCTCGTCGCTCCAGTGTAAAATAATCTGTGCAATTCATCTGGATCATAGCTCATTGTTTCAAGTGCTGCATTAGTTATGTCTTGCATCAATAAAACTTTGTCGGCCTCTCCTCCTTTCGCGCCGTGTATTGTTGACATTGTTATACGAGGATTCTTATTTAACATCTCACCATTCGCCCTCATATTACGAATGTAATTTTCTGTAATAGGATCTAGTCCTTCAAATGCCTCATACCACACACTGTCTGTAATCAAACCGTGTTCATCTCTACAATCTTTCATTAAATATTTTTCATCAGAGTGTAATGTTTTACCTTTTCTAAATCCCTCTAACACATTGGTGCCTAAATATTCATAAATATTTTTTATTTCCAGGTGATTTAACATAGAACCTTTACGCCAAGATTCCCAATTGTTGATAGCTAACAATAACTTTAATGGTATAGAGTTACGTCCTTTGTAGGAATAATACCAACCTTTTAATTCGCATACTTCTTTTACTGAATCTAAAAAATGATTTGCAGAAGACAATACCAACCAATTACCTTCTGACATATCTACTTGTGTAATATCAGAGTATCTTCGTAGTAATCCTTCTTCCGTTCTTGGTTTGTAATCTTTGTCAAATCTGTTTTGTACCTGATTAATTATTTTTTGTGATAACTCATGTATGGGTCCACCAGGTATTCTGTATGATTGATCTAAAGTTTGAATGTCATCTACTTCTCCTTTGAGTGCAATGAAATGATCTACCTCTGCACCAGCCCATTTAAATATTGCTTGATCATCATCACCTGCAATATAAGTTTTGTTTGCTCTGCTCCACATTTTACGCACCATCTCCCACTGCAATAAAGATAAATCCTGGGCCTCATCAATAAACAAAACCTCAAATTTATTTATTGTTTCTTTGTTTATAAAATCTTCTAACAAATCGTTAAAGTCTTTCAATCCTTTTTCTTGTTTAAATCTCTTTAACTCTTCGGATAAAAGATATAAAGTACTTCGTTCAATATCTAAAATATTTTTACGAGAATCATAATACTCCAATAGATCCATTCTTTTTACAGCTGCAGTATTTATTATTGTAAGGTATTCATTGTCAGAATTAAATGTGCCATCACTCTCAGAAAATTTTGTAGTCTTAATAGGAATTCCACACTTCTCACCAAACTCTTTATAATCATTTGCATCCATCATTTTTTCTTTTGTCATACCTAATTGATTAAATGCGTAGGAATGTAGAGTTCTAAAGAACGCTAAGTCATTCTCTATATCTAGGCCAAACTTATCCGCGGCCCTCGTTGCTGCTTCCGTTGCAGCTTTTTTTGTGAATGAAAAATAACCTATTTGTTTTGGTCTAACACCATCCTGTATGAACTCGTCTACTAGGTTCAACAACGTTGTTGTTTTTCCTGTTCCTGGTGGTCCTAATATTATTGTCTTCATTTCTTTTTTGGCTCGTAAATATATTTTTCTCTTATAATTTTGTTTATTTTATTTTTGTTACTAAATGCATACAAAGATCCTTGATATGTCTTTGGAAAAATTTCCCACGTAATATCTTCGTGTCCTTCTAAATTTGGATATATCTCTAAATCAAAATTGTGGTTACCTAATTTAATTTTTCTAAGTATTGTGCTTTTTGTTTTTGACATTAAAAATGTTCTTCTTGATATGGTACTTTAGAAACAGATGCTTCTGTTTGTTTCATAGTTGTTATTTTAATTAATCTTGGTTGTTGTTT